GGTCGGCAGGCTGAGCACAGGCACCAGAGATTCCATGAGCGCAGCACAGATGCCCCAGTCTGTTTATCCAATGATTGAGGTGGTGCAGGTCAACGGTGAACCGATCTGGCAGGTATGCGGCAGCGGCATCTGCACACGCCACCGTGCCGGCAACAGAGCGCTGGAATCGTTCTGGGCTCAATGCAAGCAGCAAGGCGTAGAAGCGCCTCAGTAATCCCAGCGCACGCGAGGACGGCCAGCGCGAATGCCTAGATGGACAAACCCCTTCGGCGCACCGTAGCCAAGCGAGAAAGGCCAGTTGAGATCGCACCAGTCCTGCACCAATTTGACCGAGACATCTTTGATATACCAGTCGATGGCGCCGCTTCCTGGCTTGTAGAGATGCTCGCTGTCTGTGGCACCACCAACAGCATCGTTCACTGCTTTTGGCCGATGAGCGCTCGTGATGATGATTGGCTGGTTACCGAATTGTGCTCTGGCTTTTTCAATAAACGCGCAGAGTTCAGTGGCGATGTCGCACTGAGCCTGGTTGATGAAGCGGCGACGCTCTTCCCCAAGGCACAGCTCGCCGTAGGTGATGTGCGGTGTGACCTTGGTGCTCAGCGGTGACGATGGCGTGAAGCGTGCTGGCGGCGGCGGAATAGCAGCACCGATGAATAGGGCCACCTCTGCAGCGCGGCGACGTGTCAGGCCGGCAAGCGGCTGTCCGTTTGCCTTGTCCCACTTGGGCAGCTCTTGCGGAATCACCGTGGTTCCACCTTCACCAGCGTTGATGCGCTTCCGCAGCGTGCTGTCTTTCGCAGCACCCAGGCCCACGTTGTAGGCCCAGCTGATGATGGCCGCCTGCTGATTGCCGCCCCATTTCGCGCTTGCTGGAATTATCTGGTGCAGCTCAGCAGCAATGCGCAGAATCTCAGCGCGCAGCAGTTCATCGGCTAGGTCTTGGCTGATCTTGTCGCCATCGCGCACTGCTGCACCGTTGACGATGGTGGCGCCCCAGCCAATCGTCCAGATCCCTGCTGGGCATTTGTAGGCAGCGAGCTTGCAGCCTTCAAACTCCTTGATGATCTTTTGCGGTGCAAGATAGATCGGATCAGACTGCTGCGCCGCCGGACTCCCCGCCGCCCTCCACAGCTCGGTAAACCCTTGGCGCTGCGCATCGGTGAGTGACTCATCGTGCGCAGTCAATGCCGCCAGCTGATGCGGCGTGATCTTGCCAGCCCTGGCGATGTGCTCAGCGGCAGATCGGACGGTGGCGTAAGTCATCGGCGGATGTTTTTGAGTGCAGCCTTAACGGGGTCATAGAGGCTCAGCACAGCGGCTACCTGGGTGGCAGTAGCAATGCCGCCAATCTTCTCCTCAATCGCCTCTGTGACAGCAGCCTGGACCTGCAACGGCTTGGCTCTGCTTGCCAACATGTAAGGCAGCTCAAGGTCAAGCTTGGCAAAGATCGCCGGCAGCTCTTTCTGCAGCGCACGATCCACAGCAAGCCGGAGCGCTACGCGGCCTAGCTCTAGTGCGATGGTGCGGAAGATGTTGGTCATTGCGGTGACTTGGTGAGGATGCCGCCAATCCAGCCGGCAGCGGCGCCCACAGCAGCATAGACCGCTGAGGATTGGGGATCACAGTTATTTGGTGTGCGGAAGCGACAGGCGGCCAGGTCGATGGCGCCAATGGTGATGCCGGTAGCTAGCAGCGCTACTAGGCAGCGGAGCAGGTAGCTGCGCTCGGTGGGTGCGGTGATCATTGGCGCCTGTTGCTGCCGTCCCAGAGGGGAGCGGCTTCGAGCTTGCTGACGCGCTGCTCGACGCCGTTAAGGCGGCCGAATGTCTCTTTTCGCTCGTCGCGCATGTCTGCGTGCAGCACCTCTAGCTGGGTTGCGATGTGCTCGACCGCGCTGCTGAGTCGAATTATGGCGTCCCTGGCTTCGCCGTTCCGCTTACCGGCGCCCATTGCGCCCATTCCGGCCCATGTGATGATGGCGCCCAGCGCCGCTGCTCCAAGTTCGATCATGGCGTAGCACAGCGGGCTGGTAAGTTGGCCTCTCTGTGCATGCTACCGGGCCGAGGCCTACTTACCTGGGCCGCGCCGGGGCTTACTTAGTCGAGGCCCAGTAGTTCGCGTAGCTCGGCTACGGTCAAGCCAGCGGCGGCAAGTTTTTCGGCTGGCGTAGGCGGTGTTGGGGGTTCAGGCTGCGGGCGGCTTTGCAGCTCTGCAATCTCCGCCTCGGTGAGGACGACGGTGCGCTGCTCGCCGGTTTGGACGTTGACTTCAATGCGGTGCATGGGTTAGCCCTCGTAGATGATGTTGACAGAACCGCCATCAAACGACGCTGTGCCGGTAATAGTTGTTAGCTGAACACGATCCAACGTGCCGGTTAGCCCTTTATAGCCAGCGACAAACTTTTGATAAACATTGCCGCCATCAATTCTGGAAATGACTCCACTGGCTACCCAGTAATTAATGCCACCAAATGCCGCAACCAGCTCAATTACAACTTTCGCAGTTAAATTATTGGTTGGCGTTGATGCTGTTTGTCCCATTAAGTTAAAGCCATCAGATAATGTGTTAACTCCACAAATGGGGCTCACACCACCAACAAGAAAAGACGTTGTGCCAACATAGGAACTAGCAGAAAAGCCGCTAGAGTCGCCAATGCGGATTATTTCAGCACTTGTTCCGTTAGTGCTGGTACCAACCAGATTGACAGTGATTCGCTTAGCCCAACTTGGAATACTGGTGAAGTCAATGCTGGTGCCGCTGGTTGTGGCGACAGCAGTGCCGCGCACCAGTCGGCTGCGGCTGGCAAAGCTGAGCGCACCAGCTCCGTCAGTGACCAGCGACTGATCGGCGGTGCCGTCAGCGGCTGGGACTGTAAGCGTTAAGTTCGAGGCAACTGTTGCCGGCGCCTGGAGTGCTACCCAGTTGCTGCTGTCCGAGTCGGCAAGGCGCAAATCGCCTTGGGCGTTAATCGTTACGTTGCCTGTAAACGTGGGGCTTGCCAGCGGTGCCAGCCCAAGGTTGGAGTTAGCCAAGGTGCCGACGGTGATCCAAGCGTTGTTGCCGGAGTTGCGGATCTTCAGCAGTCCGGTGGTGGTGTCGGCCCACCACTGGTAGGCGTATGTAGTGCTGGGTTGAGCGGCGCCGCTGTTCTGGCTGACGATGGCAGCCAAGCCGTTGTTCAGGTCAGAGCGGAAGGCAGCGCCTGACTGGTTGGCAATAATGTAGTCGTGTTGTGCCACTGCTTAAATCTCCTTGCCGTAGCCAACGGCAGTGTAGCTGAACTGTCTGTTCACGGCTGTGCCGGCACTGTTCCTAAATTCTACCGTAAAGCCAAGGCGCGTCACTGCGGTGATTATGAAGAAGTCACCAGTGGCCATGTTGTTAGCCGTAATGCCGATGTTGGGGGCCTGGTAGAAGGCATCGGTAAAGGTGACGGCGTAGGCGCTCGCGCCGCTAGTGAGCACTGCTGATTGCTCAGTGCGTAACTGCAGCTCCATCTCCACACCAAGCTCGTCGATCAGGATGTTTATTGAAGGGTCGCCTGATGTGGCGATGGTTTTGAACTGAAAACCTCTGCCGCGCACGATGGCGTTAGCAAACTGATTCCAGTCGCCGTAGACGGGCGTGCCAGCGGGGTCGTCATTGGTGGTGCGAACGTACATCTCGGCGTTTACCCGGTCAAGGTTGTCTTCGTCGATTTCCGGCCACTCGTCAATTAGCAGCGTGTTGTCGTCGAATAGCTGGCCAGGTAGAATCGAACGCGCCACAAAACGCCGTCTGATATTTACGTCAAAGACGCTGCCCATATCCCATGAGCTACCAAACTTGTATTCGCCGGCAGGGTTGATACCTCCGGTAACGTCAATAGACGGAAGCGCATCAAAGTTGCCATCGGTCGCCATGTCATCTATAAGTTGCCCCGAGTCGATAACAAGTCCGTCTAGGTCAAAGTTGTAGTACATCCCTGTGACATTGCCACTAAATGGCGGCGACTCTTGGTCCTCTGCGTATGCCTGCACCAAAAAGCGTGGCTGTGGTGTGGGTAGGTCTACTACTATTGCGGTGGCATTTACAGAGCGGTTGCCGAAGTCATCTTCAAACTTCAATAGGTAGCTGCCTTCAAGCAAGGGCACTTGCTTTTGGGTCTGGCTGCCTGCTGCTGCTGGGACAATCTCTTGTGATTCTTCCCATGCAGGGGTAACAAGTTCAACGTTGTGCCGGATCAGCACCTTGCCGCCTAACAACACGTCGAGGTCAGTGGCACGATCCCAGCTGATGATGGCGCTTGCCTCGTCAATTGCAAGGATGCTTACGCCTAGTACATCTGCCGGCGGTGCGGTCTTGCCAAATGCTTGGAATGTAAGTAGCGCAGGCTGCAGCGATGCTCTTAAGTTTGTGCCAATTGAGTACACCTCGATTGTGTAAACACCAGGCGAGGTGTCGAGGATTTCAAAGTCAAACCGCGTGACATTAGATATGTTCCAGTTGCCGGAGCCGTAGCGCCATCGAATCCTGTAGTCTTTGATGGCTAGCACTGGCTGCCAGTTAATAGTTAGCTTGCTCTTAGCAATCCCGCCGCCGTCGTATAGTACCTCTGTTGCGGTTAAATTGGTTGGCGCTTCGGGGATAATGTTGAGGTCGGTGATGTCGCGCTGCTGTAGTGGTTGGTCGCGCTCGATGTAGTCGTACTTGCTGGCGTTATATGAGAGCGCGCTGATGGCGTAGGTTGCCGTGTCCTGCTCTTGGATGGCTAATACGCGCCACGTTGAGGGCTGGATATTGCTAGTTTCGTAAATCCAAACGCTGTTTGCGCTTGGGGCAGTGGTAAAAGCTGTCGATACTGTTATGACATTGCCGGCGATGGAGGCGATGGCGCGTTTCTCAACGGTGCCGTCGGGCAAGATGGCCGACAGTTGAGCGCCTGATGCTATCAGGCCGGTGGCGTCATCTACCGTGATCGCCGTTGTGGTTGCAGCAGTAATGCGACCGCCGCGTCTCGCGCCAGCCTTGACTGGATCGGCCACCTCAATGACCTGTCCTGGCCGTACTACAACACCGGCATCAAGGCTGGCTGTAAATGTTATGGTTTCGTTTTCGTAGCGTTCGGAGTAGATAATAAACTCGCCAAGGCGCCGTGCCTGGCCGCGACTTGTGCAAGCAAAGGCGCTGATCTCGGTTTTAATGACGCCGTATTTGGCGATGTTTTCAGCGTCCTCTACTACTTCAAATACGGTGTCGCGTAGTTCTAGGTCGAGGTAGCTGACAACGGCGACATTGGGGCGCGTCTTGAGGCTACTGTTGCTGTAGCTAAAGCCGTCCTCGGTGACGTTTGCCTGTGTAAATAGGTAAGCGGGATCTGCTGGTTTATCTTGCGAGACAGTCAGCGAGCCGAGGCCCCAATAGGGCATCACGCGAAACACGCTGCACATGTCGTTAATTAGCTTGTATGCGTCTTCCTGCGTTTGGATGTTGGTGTTGCAGGAGAAGCGAGGCTCGTAGCCGCCAAAGCCATCCAGCACCAGCTGGGAAGCGTACTGCGATGCAGCGAAAAATGCAAACTTGTCTAGACTTGCGGCGGTGATGTGCTCACCAAAGCCGTACTTGGCGCTGGTAAGCAAGTCCCACAAGATCCAAGCTGGGTCGCTAGTCCACTGCGCCGCGCCGAACGTGCCATTCCAAACGCCTGCATATGTGATGCGGCCATTGGTTTGATCAACGGTTGCGTTGCTGGGTACGGCTACCTTGATGCCGCGTACTCGGTAACTGCGGCTGGGGATGTTGTTGAACTGCTCGGCGTCGATACGGATGCCGACCAGTGCGCTGTTGGGGTAAGCCATCCTGGCGTAGATGATTTCGGTGTAGCTAGACCATGAGAACTCATTTGCCGTCCGTAGGTCGTTGCTGTCTGGTGTGATGCGCGTAACGCGAACATCAACTGGGAACGCGCCAGCTATGCCAACTAGATAATCGCGCTGGTACAGGTCGCCTGATCGGCCTGAGATGGTGTCGTCTATGAGGGTGGTAAAGCCGCCGCCGTTGTACTGGACGGCGATTTGTAGCCGTACCGATTCGCCTACGACGTCGCCTTTGTCGGTGATGCGCTCCAGGCGTGGCACTGTGATCGTGACGCGGACTGCTTCGGTCTGCGAATCGGTGATGGTGCGAGTTACGGCGCCATCGTTGCGGACGGTTACGCTGACTGGGCGCTCATCTTCGATTACACCAGCAAACGGGATGGCATCTTGATTCTGGGTGCCATTGCGCGTGTAGATCGTGACGTTTTGAAAGTTGAAGCTGCCGTCTGGGTTTTGCAGCGGAGTGTTATCAAGGAAGATGCTTTTGAAGCCGTCCTTTAGTCCGGCAATCTCACCTTCGCCAATCAGGTCGATGACCTGGGCGTACTGAGTTGAGTTGAGGGTATCGGTTGCAGTGGTTGGGGTGCGAGCAGCGCCGCCACCGCCTCCCTTGCCACCACCGCTACCGCCTGCGCCGATGATGGTCATGCCTGCACCTGCACGGTGTCGATGCCAGCGGAGATGACCACGCTGCCGACGATGGTTTCGCCGTAGATGATCGGCACTGGTACGCCCTGGCGGCTGGTGTTTTGGATGCTGCTGAAGCTGTAGCTTTTGCGTGGGTCGTTCTGCGTGTCGGGGCCGGTGGGGATTCTTGGCGTGGGCGTGAGTAGCTGGGCGACGCCACCGAGGACGAGGCTGGCGCCGATGCCAAGCACCGCACCGTTTAAGGCAACACCAAACGCCACCATTGGAACAAACAAAGCCAGCGCCACCAGCGCAATCCCCGCAATAATTCTCGCTGTTGCGCCAGCGCCGGCCATCACTGGCACGATCTTGATTTCCTGCTGGCCGGCGGGGTCGTGCAGCTCTTCTAGGTCGAGGTCGTAGGTGCCGACACTTACGCGGTAATGCTGGTCGGCCATGTGGCGTTCCAGTTCGGGCCAGTTCGCAACCAGGAAGCGGACGGCCTCGGCGGCGGTTGCTACGTCGGCTTCGAGGATGCGGTGACCGACAAACTTGGCCAGCTTGCCGTACAGCTTGATCTTACGCAACATGACGCAACCTCCTACCCGTACACTTTAGGAGCCAGCCGGAATAGAAGTCGCGTCCACTTAGGCGATGCTGAATATGGTGGAGCACTTCTTGGTGGCCTAGGTAGACGGCGCAGTGGTTGAGGCCCGTGCTGTTGATCGCTAGCAGCAACAGATCGCCGTGATGCAGTTCTTCCTCCTCCTTGAGTTCTTTGAATCCGGTGTCGCGCCAGCACTTGTCGAAGTAGGGCGATAGCTGAAAGTCGTCAGGGTTGTTGCAGCGCTCCCAATCGCGGAGCGTGATGCCCTGCTCAGCGTACCAGTCACGGGTGAGGGTCCAGCAGTCGTGGACGCCCCACACCCACTCGCGGCCAATTAGCGGCGCCTTGTAACCAGATGGTGTGCATTCGCCCCACTGGCCGGTTTTGGGATTGACGATGTGCCACGGGAGGCCGCTGGTTTCGCACGCTGCGCGGTCTGCTGGTGATGGCGTTGGCGGCGTGACGGGGTGGCTATGCACAATGGCTACGATCTCGCCGGCGTCCTCGCCGGCGGCCCAGTCGGCAGGGTCTAGTAGAAAGAATTGATCAGGGCTAGCTGCAAGGTTTTGGCACGGCCAATACTTGTGCCGCCCCTTATGCACAATGAGTAGGCCACACGCCTCGCGGGGGTCTTCAGCTTGAGCGTGCTCCAGTGCCTTGTCTTGCCAGGTCATGCTGTGTACTGCCCCACACCGGGGAATGAGCCGAACGGTATGTTTGCGTTGGCCCTAAAAGTGTAAGACTGATCTGTTGCAAAGAATGTATAGGTGGCTGATGGGATGCCGGCAAAAACGTAGAAGGTCCATGCTGCATCAGCGTTGTTCCCCTGGTTTTGGCTTATATCTGCAATGGTGTATCGCGAAACAGATACATTTCTACCCGAAGGCGCCTTAACCGAACGGGAGCGTTTATTTGTTATCTGAGCGTATCTATTAAGGGGCATTACACTGCTAGCTAAAAACCACCCAACACTAAACGATGTAGCTTGAGGGAAGTAGACTGCAAAGTCAACCGTAACCAGCGAGGTAGCGGAGCCAACTACGGTAAAGAATTGTGTAAGGTCTACGGTTGAGCTGAGTGTAACTGTGGTGCCGGAAACCGCGACTACTTGGCAGTTGGCGGGCAAGTAGTTTCCCACTACAGCCATGCCGGGGGTAATGCCCGTGGCGCTTGATACGACAATCTGCGTGAAGTTGCCTTGGATCGTGCCGCCTGTTACGACGTTTGTGCTGGCAAAAGCGTTTTGACTTAGCGTTACTAGGGCGCCGCTTACGCTTGAGACAGTCGTGCTACCGGGCAAGCCGAATCCTGTGACTGGATCGCCAGTGCTGAATGAGCTGGGCTGCGTAAGCGTGAGGATGTTGCTGCCAACTGTTACCGATCCTGTGCGGTATTGCTGCTCGAATCGCAGTTCACAGCTGCTTAGCTGCTTGCCGCAGGCGTCTTGCGCCAGTGTCGCTACGGGCTGATTATTGGTGTTGAAGTATGCGTTGCCGGCGTAGCCGCACTCGGGGCCGCGGTATTTCCACTGACACACGTTGCTAACGCATTGACGCCTTGGTGCGCGAACGCCGATTAGGTCAAAAATAGCTCCCAGTTCAAACTCAACAACATCTTTGTTTTCAACAACTTTGCGATCAACGTAGTAGATTTCGCGGGGAAACTCTGCAATGGGGTCTGGCGGGCCGTAAGGGTTGATGTTGCCTGGGAAGTTAATCCCGTCCATGAATCGCGCCAGGGTGCGGATGCGCGTTACCTTTGCGCCTTCTAAGCCGTTGGGCAGTGTCAGCAGCAGCGCCGTGATGGTGCCAAGAACGTTGCTGACGCGCAGCTTGGGGCGAGGTAGCTGGCCTTGGCCGCTGTATTCAAACCCGTCCGCTTCGATTGGGAACCGCAGGTAGGAGTTGCCAGCCCAGGTCACGTCACCGTTGTCGACCATGTTGGCGCCAGCGTGGAAGCGATAGGTTTCGTTTACGCCGTGCTGTGTGACGTTCAGCTCCAGCTCGAATAGCTCGATGATGCTGCTTGGTGCTGGTTTCTGGAGTTCTGCGTTAAGTAGATAAAAGCCGTCTCCCTCGGCGTAGCCGTTAACCCAGTATTCAGGTTCGACGTACAAAAGGGAAATAGCCATTAGTTACCCCAGGGCACACCAGCGGCTTTGGTTGGCGCGTGTTGCTTGTCTAGCTGGGCTTGCAACGCCGCTTCAACTTCAGCCACCTTCTCATCGCCGCCCAGATTCTCCTGCACCCAGTCAATCACTACCTCGGGGGTGAGGTCGGCGTAGGGGATCATTGTCTCGGGGTCGGGTTGCTCCAGCCCGACGCTGCCATAAGCGCCTGCGCTGTAGGTGCCGTCTTTGGCATCCACGGTGTAGTGGGCGGTGAACACAGCGCCGTCAGCGGTGGTGCGCTCCAGTGTGCTTACGTTCCAGGTGAAGGTGGTAGTCATGGGTGCTCCGTGATGGGTGAAGTTTAACCGAGGCGCTAGAGAAGGTGACTAATCAATTGGCCTGCATGATGACCCAGTTGGTTCCATCGCTGACTAATGTCGCGTATCTGCCAGCAGTGGCCGCAAGGATCGCCGTACCAGCCGCGCCACCAGCCAGAGGCACCACATTGGAAGACGCGGAAATGACTGTAAATGCAGCACTGGTCTTCAGCATAATTTCACGACCGATCCAAGCACTTGCAGTGGGAAGCGTTGTGGTAATGGATGCGGTGCCGTTGCAAATCAGCCAATTTTCTGCAATGCCAACCGTGAAATTGCCAGTCTTTGTAACTGGAGCCCCACGACCAATCGCACCCGTATGATTAGCGAAACCGTTGCTATCTACACGCATTTTCTCTACTGGCGTAACACCGGCAGTGTTGGTGTGAAACTGTATTTCTGTGCCACGCTCAATTAACGGCTGCCATTGAGTAGAGGTATTGTTTAGGGAGTCTATGTAGCCAAGATTAGAACCAGTTGTGACTTGCAGCCTGCCGCCGACGCCATCGCCAAACGTACTGATTCCTATGACTTGCAAAGCTGTGACAGGACTACTGGTCCCCAGACCTAATCGGCCACTGGAGTCCAGGCGCATGCGCTCAGTGCCATCTCGATTAAACGAAAGAGATCCATCTGAACCGCTGACAATTTGGCTCCAAAGAGTAGCGCCAACTGACACAAGCTCAAGCTTAGGGTTGGTCGCTGAGGTACCTGTTACTCGCAAAATAGGAGTCGATCCAATCACCTGTAAATTGATGCCGCCGGTTGTATTTGCAGCACCTATGCCCACTCGGCCATCAGACTCAACAAACAACCGCCCCGTGCCATTAGTTGAGATGGCTACTTGGTCTGCACCTGGGCTATAGATGCCGGTGTTGGTGTCGCCGGTGAACTTCAGCGTCGGGCTTGCGGCACTGCCTAATGCGATGCCAGCAGTGTCCAGCTTGTCCGTGTTCAGGTTGGTGAAATTGGCATCAACCTCTACATGGGTCAGCGGTGTGCCCTTTACAGCGCGTGTAATGATCGTGCTCATGGTTCAAAAACCTCGCGGAAGGTGGCTTGGATCTGGTTGTTGTTGCAGTTGCTCAGCGTAGTCTGCCACTCCTCGCAAACATACTTACTGGCGCCGCCGCGTGGTGGGGTCCAGTCAAATGACTCCACACCACCGCGGGCATCAAGAAACGCTGTGATGTCGTCGCGTTGGGTGTCGGTGCGGTTGGCAAAGGTCAAACTCCATTCCTTGGGGTCCGTGTTAAGGCCAAAGCGCACGCGCTGCTCGTAGCCGTCGCCAGCTTGGAACTTGCGCGCCCGAGGCTTGCTGCTTTCGGTTGCCTGAAAACTCGGGGTGTAGGTGAAAGTCGCCATGGGTTACGCCGCCAGCAGGCCACCGGGCCGCCTTTGTTTCACCAATTCTGCCTGCACTGCCTGCGAAATGGCACGCCCGAGTTGCTCGCCTTGGCCGCTGTTGCCCTGAGTGCTGGTGCCCTTTGCATCGACGTTCACCACCACGCTGGTGCCGCCACCACCGCCGCCCTGCATCGCCACAGGGATGCGCCGGCCATCAGGGAGGGGAACATAGGCCTCGGGCATCGAGCCCTCGCCAAACATCGCCAGCTGCGGGCTGTTGGCGATGCCGCCGCGCGCATAGGTCTTCAACGGCATCGGGCCATCGCCGGTCATGATGCCGCCGTTAGCGAACTTGAAGCCAGGGAACAGACCGCCAAGCGCGTTCACGATCGGCTGGATGATCGCTGCCCGCAATGCGATGCGCGCCAAGTCGCTGAGGATGCTGACGGCCAGTTCCTTGAAGCTGGCTTTGCCAGTGGTGACAAACGCCGTCAGCTGGTCCTCCAGACCTTGCAGACCGCTAACCACCGCATTACCAATCGCGCCGCCCAAATCCTTCACGCTGTTGTAGTAATCCTGCAAGCGGCCCTTAATGCCTTCACCAATAGACTCGCTGTCCTTCTTCTGCTTCTCGGTTGCTGCATCCAATGCTTTGGCGCGCTCACCCAGCAGGCGGACATGCTCGGCTAGTGCCGGGTTGGTTTGAGCAAGGATGTCCAGCTGCAGCAGGTTCACCTCAGCGTTGAGCTTCTCCAGCTCGGTCAGCTCGGTCTTGTCGCGAGTCACTTCTGCAATCTTGGCGTCGTACTCCTCAAGGCTGGGTAGCAATTCAAACAGCGATTGATTCGAGTTTGCCAAGGCTTGGTCAAGCTTAGCATTGGTAAGCTCTATTATTTTGTTTCGCAACCCGTCAAACTGCAAACCTGTTTCTGCAGTAAGATCGTTTACTTTTGCAACTAGCTTGGTCTGTTCAAATGTAATTGCAGCATAGTCTTGCTCTAAAGAAAGTAAAATTGACTTAGCAGGCGATGCGCTAACGGCTTTTGTCTCAAGACCTATTTGCTTGATTTGCTGCGTTAAATCGTCGGCTAGGTCAGCTCCTTGTTGAAGATAGTTATTGTATTTTTCTGCTGCGCGCTCCTGCTCAGATGCTGCACGCTTAGCATCTGCCGCTCTCCGTTTCGCATCCGCTGCTGCCGCTGCTGCGTCGCTGCTGGTGGTGTCCAGCTCCATGTTGCGCCCGCCCGTGCGGCGGCCGGTGCCGGGGGATGGGGCGCCGGTCCAGATTTTCTGGATCTGCGCAAAGTCCTGCCTGGCCTGCTCCAGCAGACCGCCGATACGGTTCTTCACCACATCAGCAGCGCCGCCAAAGTCACCCTGCAGCGCCTTGCCAACCGCATCGAAATACGCGGCCAGGTTCTTGATGGCCACATCCACCAGCTTGATCGTCGCGTAGATCACCGTGGCGACCGCACGCAGACCAACGATGATCACATCAAACAGCGCCGACCAATCCTGCTTAGTGTCAAACAGGTCGCCAAACACCTCAAGGATTGACTGCAGCGCCGGTAGCAGTGCGTCGGTGAGCTCCAGCCCGAAGCCCTGGGTCTTGATGCCTAGCTCGGTGATCGTGTCATTGAACAGATCAGAGCGCGCTGCAAAGTCCTCGCCCACCTTGTAGGTGAACTTTTCCATGCTGGCCGCGCCTTCGTTCAGGAGCGGGATAAGATCCGCGCCGGACTTGCCAAACAGCGCAACCGCCGCGGCCGCCTTCTGCGCACCATCGGGCATGTCGGCAAAGCGATCAGCGATCTGCTTCAGCGCCTTATCTGCCGGCACCACCTGGCCGTTGGCATTCTTGATCGAGACGCCCAGCGCCTTGAACTTCTGCGTTAGCCCGTCATTACCCTCGGCGGCCTTGACCAGGTTTACGCTGAGCTTGGTCAGGCCTTTGCCAAGGGTGGCCTGGTCTACATCCGCCAGCTTGGCTGCATTGCCTAGGCCAATCAGCGCATTGGCTGCGATGCCGGTCTTGGCTTGCAGGTTGAACAGCTCATCGCCGGCGTCGATCGACTTCTTCACGATGGCCGTCAGGCCGCCCACAATGGCGCTACCACCGATCACTGCACCGAAGCCTGCGACCGCGCCCTTGAGGTTCTTGAACCCCATCGCGGCGTTCTTGGCCTGGCCTTGGAGGCCCTGCAACGAATTGCCAAGCCGGCGGATGTTGTTCTCGCCCTGAACATCCGCCTTGATGCGGAGCATGGCGTCCATGTTCATCGCCATGTCACGCCTCCCGGTTGTTCAGTGCCATCATCACCGCGGCTTCCATGATCTGCAGATCCTCCAGTAATGCGCGCGGGTCTTCCACTGCGTACATCTTAAAGAGCCAAGCCACTGCTCCATAGTCCAGTCCCAGCAGGCCGCTCATCGTGGTGCGCCACTGCGTCTGGCAGCGCAGGAACATTTCCAGCACCGGCCAGTTTTCCTCCCATACCTCAAAGTCATCGGATTGGAGTTGCTCTGGCAGCGCCACTCCAAGGATGGCGGCATCGTCTTGGCTGTCATCCTTGACGCCACCGCCGGCCCAATGCTCGGCGGCCTCTGTCAGTTTTTTCTTTTGGCTCCCTTGATGCTGTCCATGTAAGCCTTCATTACCGCTACCGCAAGGAATGGCACCTCCAGCAGCTGCACCAGCGCCTTCTGACTGAAGGGGATCTCTTTGCCATCATCGCCGGTCACGCCGGACCAGCCGACCAGTAAATCGGCCGCCATCTCAGTGATGCGCTCCAGGTCGCCTAGATCCTCCAGCTTTTGCAGCTCGGCCACCATCGGGCCGATCTTGCTCTGCGGGTGGCGTTTAAATTCGCCGTCAAATGTTTGCCGTTCATGCCGGCCACCATCGACGGGGATGTCAAAGGTGACCGGCCAGACGTAGGTGTCGGACTGCTTGAGAACAAACGCCATACAGGGTGTTGCTATTAGGTGAAAGTGAGTTTTACTTCGTCGTTGCCAGCCGTGGTCGGGATGGCGACGTAGGGAATGTTTAGCATTTGGATTCCGTCCTGGTCGGCATAGGACGGGTTGGTGATGTCTACCTTGGGCGCCAGTAGCGTAACCCGGTTACCGGCAATGCTGCCATGCAGCAAGGTCAACGTTCCGGTGGTGTCGTTGTTGGCGATCGCAAAGAAGTCCTTCTGAGCAATTGTTGGCGCCTCAATCATGCACTCACCAGCTGAAGCGCGATTGGTGATCATCACCTCCTTAGTGCAATTAACCAGCTCGCGGTAGACCGTCTCGTTGGCCATGTTTAACGACAACGACTGCAGGCAGGCGTGGTAGTTCAGGATTGAGAAAACGCTGGTGTTGCCAGCCTTGAAGATCACCGGCGTGGCCTGGTTGCTGTAGGTGGTGGTCGGTGCCGCGGTATCGGTCGGGGCGTTGTAGATCCCGATTAGCTGAAAATCAATTGTTGGGATGCCGCCTACGGCAGCGGTGAGCGTGAAGGTGCCGCGCGCGCCGGTGATCCTGTGCAGCACGCCGTCGTTGTTGAAGTAGATCGTGGCGCTGGCGAAGTTGGTGCTAACGGGCAGGTAGCCTACGTTGGCGGCAATGCTGTAAACAGAGGAAGCGCCAGGCACAAAGGTGGCGGTGGAAGCCTGGACGGTTGCCACCTTAGTGGACCCAACGTAATCGGTGATCAGGCCGATGTGACCGTTGCCGGTGCCGCTGGTGATTGAGATCACCATGCCGTTGTAAAAGTCGTCAACGGCGCTGGCGCCAGCGGCCAGAGTGATTGTGCCGGCACCGCCTGCTGTTGCTGTTCCGGTGACTGCTGCAGATGTAATGGTTTCAGCCATGCCACAGGCCTTCAGCAGGCTGCTAAATCGTGGTGCTGTGGCGGCAGCACCAGAGCCGGCCATCTCCACCTGAAAGGAGATGCTGACGCGAGTTTGCGCTAGCAATTGATCGGAGTTGCCCAGATAGTTGCGGATCAGATCGCGGCTGACCACATCAGCTTCGATCGGCGTCACCTCAAGGCTGCGCACCAGCAGCGCATCGGTGCCGTCGGGGGTAATGTCCACGCCGTAGCTGCTTTCAGCTTTGCAGAGGACCAGGCGTTTACGGGAAAGCAAAGGCATTGCTCACATCCTCATTTGTGTGGGTTGTGGCCGGTGCTGCCGCCCTGGCCGAAGTTCTGTCTCATGCTATGCATCATCCTGTTGTCAGATCAGTGACGCTGGAGCGATACCTGACGCTGTAGGTGCAGACGGTCCAAAGCGCAGGCTGATCGGCTTTTTCAAGTTGAGGGTCCACCGAAACGGGGAATATGTCCATCGCCAGGCCGCCGAGGGTGCGGTCTGCCATGAGCTTGCTGTGCAGGCTGGTGATGATCGGATCAGCTAGCTGATCTGGAATCGCTCCACGGGTGTAGACCGCGATCAGCACCGGCAGTCGCCAGTCGATCTTGCAGTTGCTGACCAGCTCTTCCGATGCTGAATCGGTGCCAGGCTCGATCACCAGCGCTGGAGCTTCATTGCGTGCGAACGCCTCCACCCTTGAGCGATAGATGCGGGTGCTGACGCCTGTGGTGCCGGCCAGCGTGGTAGCCACTGCCGCCAGGATTGATTCTCGCTTGGATGGCATCGGTAAGGGTGGGGCTGTGGGTCAGTCTGAGCAGCTCATGCCCACACCCTGGCTGGATGCTGCGGCGTTACCAGATACTGCTCCCACGCATCAGGTGGCTCACCGGCGTAGTTCACATGCCAGCCGCTGCGGGGAATGGGAGGCGTAATCACCTCGCCAGTTTCAGGGTCGTAGGTGCCGCCCTTGGTTATGGTGCCAACCTCATCTATGGCATGGGTGTGGCTGGCGGTGATCAGCTCGCCGGCGGCAGTGATCAGGCCCTCAGCAGCAGCCAGGGTGCGGAAGTGGGTGCGGGATTGGAATTTGTAGCAGTGCATGGTGTTATTGGCTCAGCGTTTGCAGATCGGGCCGCGTAGTGTCCCATCCGATCACCCGCGCCAGCGTGCCGGTGAGATACTCGCCGGCTTGCGTGCGGCCCAGCATCAGGCGGTCAACGGTTGGCAGCGTGCCGCTGGTGTCAGTCACCACGGCGGCACCGTTAATGCTGATGGCAAAATCGTTAGCGTTGATTTGCACTGCCACGCGGGTGCGTTGATTGGCCGTCACGGTGCCACCGTTGACGTTGGCCTGCTCCGCGCCGCCATCAAAAACAATCAGCCGTGGGTCGGTGCCACTGGTGAGCACGTTGACCCGTTCGTTGGCGGTGTTGTCATTCAAGCTGGCCACGCCTCGCGTGCCAGATGCAGGGCTGCGGAACTCCAGATACAGCGTGCGGATGTTGTTGGCGATTGCTTGGCTGATCAGGTCCGCCACATCAGCACTGCGGGTGGCGGTTGCGGTGGTGGTGGGGATGTAGCTGGTGGGGAATGCGCCGGCTTCTAGTTGGGCGCCCCGGAGGTAGATGCCGTTCCCAGTGATGCCTTGGTAGCTAGACAATCCAGTGCTATCCGCCATGCGGATGAATACAGCACTAGCAGACGGTGAAGCTACTGTTGTCGCGGTCAATCGACACCTGTACCACTCATTGCCTACTGCTTGAATGGATGCAATTGCTGGCGAATTAGGGGTAAGCAGAAGAGTGCCGGCGCTTACATTAAAAGTGGCAACACGCTCGGCGTTTACCCAATTACCGGCAGTGCCTAGAAGAAGGTCAAAATTAAACCGCTCACCTGCTTTAGCGTAAAAGGTAACCGTATATTGAGTATTTCCAACCCATGTAATGGCGGCAGAAGCCAGAGTATGTTGACTGTTGGCTGTGCTTTCAACCAACTTCCCTGCCGTCATAGTGCCATCAGGAGCGGCAATGGCGTTGGCAGTTACGGTTGTTTCTGATTTAACCCAGTAAACATTTGAGATGTCTGCACTTTGCTGAACAAGATTCGTACTCTGCCCCTCCACCAGCGGCCCCAGGCTTTCGCCGGTCGTGGGGTCGTGGTCAAAGCGAGGCACGTCGGTGGCTGCGGTCTGCAACACCCCAGCACTATCCACAAACGTGCCAGAGCTGGCGCGGGTGAACGTGACCAGTGACGCGCCAGTGACCGCATCAACCAGGCTCTTGTTGTCAGCAAAGCGCAGGTCAAGCGACGGCACTGCCTGAGCGCGGCGCCAGAGTGCATCCTTAGCCCAGCCAGGGACCGTAAGCGCCCGCTGAGCAACGAGCAGCCGGCTCACAGGCCAGCCTCCAGCAGATTCACGCGGATGGCCACCGTGCTGGCACTAACTGGGGTGTAGGCGCCACGGGTTTCAAGTTCAGCAAACAACGTGGTGCTGGCAGTGCCCAGCTTGATCAGCCTGCCGGGGTAATCGGTCTGGGTGTAGAGGCTGCTGCCAAAATCGACAGGTGTTGGCAGGTCGATGAAGCCCATGTAGTTGGCCCGCTCGCCGCTCACCAAGTCAAAGACGGCGTTGTCAGCGATGGCAGTCGGGCTGGCGGAATACAGATGCAGCCGGAACGCACCCATGCCGCTAGGTACTGCGCTGTCACTGAACACCAGCGAGACGCTCTGGATGATCACAAACCCAGCACTTGGGCCAGCAGCGGTCAGGCTGATGATCGCGCTGCCGCCGGTATCTCCAACAACGTCGCCAGCGGTGTAGGCAGTGGTGTTGCTGGGGCGGGTGATGGTGGCGGTGGTGCGGTATGCCTTGCCGGCTACACCTTGAGACGCGGGAAAGTACAGATCACCCAGTTCGCCTGGAATGTCCGGTTTGTTGATTCGTACTGCGGCAACCAGGTCAGCCATGATCAGATCCAGTGATGGGGGTCAGGTCTTTTGCAGCGTGATCTCACAGAACACACCATCTTCGATCAGTCTATTCTCGCGAATTGTGTAGGCCGCGCCGTCAACGGTGATTGACGCGCCATAGGCCAACGTTCCAAACTTTGACGCTTCGCACCTGAGGCTGTAATCAGTGGTGATGATCATCCCATCGGCCACCAGCTCACCGGGCATGTCCAAGATGCCAACACCAGAAACGGCGCCAGCAGTTACGCTGACGCCGAAGTCTGCCAAGAACACATCTAGGTTCTCGGTAAGTGCCATCAGCCGTACTTCTTCAGGCCGTAGCCGTTGACGGAGTAGATGGTGGTGCCACTGGCGGCAATGGTGCCAACGAACCGGATGTAACGCTTGAGAGCGTCACTGTTCAGGGTGATCACCTGCTTTGATGCAGCCTGAGCAACAGCGGTGAAACCGTTGCCGGTGAAATCACCAAAGTCACCAGCGGTTGTGGTGTCGCTGTGCTGGATCTTGCCGGTCATGGTGCCGGAAGATGCAGCAGCGCCAGCATCCAGAATCACCTGGATGTCACCATCGAAGTCGCCAAGGTCAGCAATGTTGGTGGTGGCGCCGGTGAAGGTGGCGGATTCAGATGCAACAGGGTGAAGCGGGAAGTGCTGAAGTTTTTCCAGCGTTTGTTGAAAGATGGCCATTGATCAGGCGGGGGTAAATTTACGGGGGCGAGGCTTCCGCGCCTCAGGCATAAAACATGCAACTGGTTGAGTCTCCGCCTCCTTTGCCTTACCGTTACCGACTAGGTAACGGCCATCAGCATCGGATACATCAATCAATTCGCCAACCCTTGCGGGGATGCCTTTGATGGATGTTTGGCGGAGGATCTCAATCAGCATCGTTATGTCTCAGATCAAAGGGTGTTGTTGCCGCGGGTGAACGCCTCGGGATGGCGCACCGCTACGTCAACGTCCTGCAATGCAGTCACCCGCACGCCGCCGGAGGTATCCAGCGCGTAGGGGTTGACCTGCAGATCCAGAGCGCCCCACATGCCCATCAGCATCTGGTTCCAAACTCCAAAGAACACATCGCCAGTGGCGACCTGGTTGGAGCGGACCACGCCATAGCCGTTCACCGTGCCGCCGGGCTCAAGGACGAACTGAGCGGTGCTGCTGGCCTTCTCGGTGGTCTTGAAGCCGCCGTAGATGGTGCTGTTGGTGACGTAGGACATTGCGCCGATGTCGGCGTTATCGGCGTTGATTTTGATCTCCATGCTCACCAGCTCCGCGTAAGTCGGGGCATTGGCAGCAAAGTCCTCGGTGTTGATGCCGGTGATCAACTTCAGGCCTTGGGGCTGGTTAGTGTTGCCCAGGCCGTAGAGCGCAGCGCGGTCGATCTCAAGCGCGATCACGGTGGCCAGCTCATTGCGCACCATGGTCTCCACGTCAATGGACGACTGGAGCAGCAGGCGGCGGCTGAACTCGGTGTAGGCGCCGAGGGTTTTCGGCGTCATGTTCACCTGGTCAACCGTGGGGTTGCTCTCGGTGAGCGTGCCCTTCTCTGCCACCCAGTAGGCCGTGCCGCCGGCGTTTTGGCGGGGGATGGCAACCGGGCCGTTGAGGCCGGTGAGCATCGTGACGCCAAGGGTGGTCAGCGCTAGGCGATTGCGCAGCAGCTCGATGAACGAACCAGGCCGTGCATCGGTGAAGACAAGATCGCCAGCTGCAGATGCAGTGCCGACGGTCAGATCACGCTTAAGCACCTCATTGCTGATCAGGTAGCCGCGAGCGCTGACGCCCATCTGCTGCTCAACAGCAGCAGACACCTCACGCTCAAAGCCGGCGGCCTCGTAAGCAGAGCGATCGTTGGGGAACGCCTGAGCACGGATGGCGCGCAGGAAGCTGTAGGAGCGGGCTTCCTTATCGCTCAGGCCAATGTCAGCCGAACCACCGGAGGCGATGGGCTGAGCCGCCTTAGGAGCAGCAGGCTGGCTGGCGCGCTTGCCGATGGCAGCGAGCACTTCCTTCATGGCATCAGATTCAGTGGCGCCACGCTCGATCAGGCCTTGGGCCAGATCGTCGGCGGCGTGGGTGCGGCAAAGGCCGGTGATGCTGGAGACGCGTGAACGCTCATCGGCCGCAGCCTGAGCCTTCACCGCCTCGATGTCGATGGTCGGTTCCATGGATTCGATCGGGGGTTGGGTTTGGTCTGCGGCCGGGGCCGCGATTGTGGTCTCGAGCTGGCGCCCGATTCCGACGGAGACATCAGCAGGGACCGACACCACCGAAACCTCATGGGGTTGCCATGAGGTCGCAACGATGGAGCCGTCGCGTGTCTGATCGGCGTCGTTGATGCTGTAGCCAACGGAGACATTGCGCAGAATGCCGTCGCGAATATCGGCCAGCTTTTCCTCAGCAAATGCTGAGCGGCTGAACCGAACCGCGACCATTCCGCGCCTTTTCTCGCCGTCAATCCAGCCGCGCTCAACAACACCAAGCACCTGATCTGGATTGTGATTCCAGAGCAGGGGCGCGCCATCGTTGAGGCGGGTGAGATCAACAGATTCGGAGTTGTGGCTGAGCACCTCGTCTCCAAACCATCGAGCTACCGGGGCCTCGCTGCTGAAGCTAAACTCCAGCGACCGTGATTCCTCTCCAACCGCGCTGGCATCAAATGACGCAACGCGGCGGAGCGGCTCACGGTTGAGGTCGCGTTGTTCCATCGGCGCAGCTGTATCTGGCCTCAGGCTATGCAGCGCGATTTGTTCTTCCTTGGCAGATTGAATATCACTGCCGTTGACGTTGGCCATCAGCTCAAGTCCTCCACGTCGTCGCTGCTGGCATCGGCTGCCGTGTCATCTGGTGCGTAGGGGTCTTGCGGAATAATTGATCCCGTTGGCCGTGCCTGCGTCAGGCCGGCGCCTGAAACCTTGCCGGCGTCAATGTCAAGGGTCAGGCCCAGCTCTTGCGCCATCTCTCGCTCTGCCGCTAGGTCGCGCATCAGCTCAGCCAGGTCGCCACCCTGCTCAGCTACAACCTGCGCCTGCGTCATGAAGCCGCAGCGGACAGCATCTTTGTAAGCGCCGATCTCCACCTTTGGATCAAGGAAGCCCCAGGCCCTCGGATACCAGCGGACGGCCTGATAGCGGTCGCGCATGGTGTCGTAGCTCGGCAGCGACAGATCACCAACACCAACAGCTGCATCCATCCACCTTTGGAAGATCGGCCGGTAGAAGTGCTCGATGGCGTATTGCTGCTCACCCTTCCACATCTCAATCGAATCCTGGCGGCTCATTCGATTTGAGCTGTAGTTGCTTTGGCTGTAGTCATTGCTGACCTGCTCAAAGCTGCAGCCGGTTGATGCTGCAACGCCGCGCAGCATGGCCCTAAGAAAGGGCTCAAACTGCCCGTCAGGTGCATCAAGCTGAGGCACGCTGACCGATTCGCCAGGCGCCAAGTACTTGAAGACGCCTGGTTCAAAGTTGCTGACGCGCTCGGCGTCGTAAACGTCATCACCAATCAGCTCGCCTTCAGGGCTGGTGATAAATCCCATCAGGCTGCTGGCGGCGCGGGCTCGCACCACTTCAGCTTCTTGGTAGCCGGCCAAGTGATGCAGGCTCTTGATTGCTGCAGCGAACCAAGGAACGCCTCGCGTTTGGCCGGGGCGCTCAATGCGGCGCAGATGAATTACTTGGTCGGCCGGGACATCGACCACTGAATAGCCCACCGATCCCGACACGTCGCCCGGGTGCCGTGTCCTGAAGCGATAGGCAGTGGGCCGCCCCCAGCGGTTGACGCGCACGCCCATTCGCCACTCGCCACCATCAGCTTCTGGTCCTGATGTCTTGCCCTCGTCAACTAGATCGGCCTCAAGGATCTCCAATGCCAGCGGCACGGTGCCGTCGCCCATGGCCTCAGGCACCAATCGGATAAACGCTTCGCCAGATTCAGCCATGGCGCGCCATGCCAGCCGGGCTATTTCCTGCAGGCTCAGCTGACCGGCAGCGTGGCAGGTGTCGGCGTGGCACCAGTGCGCCCACTGCCGCTCGATGGCGTCATTGATTGCGGTGTCTGGTCGGCCGCCGTTGGCCGCCGCCGGCACCTGGGCTTGCATCCTGACGCCAGTTCCAATCACGTTGGAGACGATGCAGCGCAGCGCCTGCTGGGCGTAGCCGTTATCTCTGACCAGCTGCCGCGCCCGGTTGCGCAGCCGCACCAAGCTGCCGTCAATCTCAGCGTCTGCCGATGTCGAGCTGGTCACCCAGTCGGCCGTCAGCCGCGACACCATGGCGCCCTCATAGGCGCGGCGGCGTGGTGCGGCTGGTGCCTGTGGCTTCTTGCGCTTGCTCATCTTCCAAACCTCACGAATAGCGAGCGCGGATCACCCAGGCCGGCGGCCACTTTTTCAGCGGCACGCTCGCGGGCGACGATCGCCTTGAGCTGCGCTTCGCGCTCCATCAGCTGGCCTAGATCGGCGGCGTCAAACTTCCTGCTGCCGATCGTGTAACTCTTGGCGCCCTTGCTGACGATCGAGCGGATTGCAGCCTGCACCGCTACGAGGTCCTGCTCCGCTTGGCTTTGGCCGTTGAAGGCGCCGGGTGTGCCGGTGTAGTTCAGGCCTGGCAGCACCTGCGTGGTGCCAGAGCCAATGGTCAGCACCGTGGCGCCGCTGGTGGCCCGGGTCTCCCAGTACCAAGTGCCGGCATCAAATGCGCTTGACGTGGTGGCGGTGATCGCCATATCCCAGCCGCCATCGGCGCGTGCCGTGCCGGTAACGGCAGCACCTTCGCTGGCAGTGTTTGTGCGCAGGTAGGAGATCAGCGTCCAGCTAGCTGATGTGGCTGCATTGCCGTCAAGATCCACAGTCGGCGGCTCCACCCACCGCACTGTTGTGCCGGCCCGAATGGTGGCGGGAACTGTCATAGCCTCAGGCTATGGATCACCAGCCAGAAACGAATCCACCCGGGCGTGATGGTGCTGAGCTGCGGCGCTTGGTGGTCTCGGGTGCGGACTTGGTTAGGCCGGCCTCGAGTTGGTCCCACATCGTGGCGCGGTTATATCGCCTGGCCACCAGTTGCAGCGCGGCGTAGGCGTAGCGCGTGCAATCTCCACCTTCATCTCTTGCGCCTCTTGGCAAGATCCAGCTGTAAACGGTCTGGCCCTTATCGCGCTTGGGCATTCGCTTCCACGGGAACAGCTCCGCCAGGAACTGATCAGTGGCTGCAGCGCCGAGGTGCAAGTAACTCGGGCCAGGTTGCTCCACCCTCAGCCGGCCCTGCAGGTGATTGACGCTGGCGTCATAGCCGACGTGATACAGCATCACGCCGCGTTTAGTGGTCTGGTTCTTCCGGTTCACATCCACCGGCACGCCACGACTTATCAGTGGCTTGCCTTTCTGCGGCGCACCTTTCACCGGCACCCATTGCGCCGAACGAGTGCGGCACCATTCCCTGACCTCCTGGGTAGCGATGCCACCGTCATCAATGCCGCCCATGCTCACCCGTAGCTCCATGCCGTCTTCCCGCTTCCACTTGGTGGCGGCGATCTGATCGAGCTGCGCCAGCGTCTCGGCCTGCTGTGGGTCGCCGTCAATCTCGAAGTGGCCCAGGTGCCACCCTTCCTCGCCGCGTCCCCAGCCCCAGAACGTCACCACCAACCGCTCGCCAACAGTGCCGCCACCGCCCTGCACGTCAACGCCAGCGGTGATCAGCAGCACGCCAGATGGCACCGTGCCCACTGCATAGCCGTTGCCAGTGGCTTCGTTCTTGCGCCGTTCCGCCAGGCCGTCGCCAGTGAGCTTGCCTGAGAGCGTGTCTTCCCACGGCAGGCCCAGCACGGTGTTGCGGAAGGTCTGCATTGCATCAGGGTCACCCTTCCTCATGGCGTCTAGGGCCTCGGCGTGCTCGCGCACCAGCACGCTCCAATCCGCTGCTGGGCTGTAGCTGTAGGCCGCCCAGATGTGAAAGGACACCAGGCCTGGCTGCTGTGATTCAGCAGTTGGCCGCCACTCACCGCGCTCAACCATCCAGCGCTTCTTGCTGTGGGGGATCAGATCGGCGCAGTTCTCGCAGCGGTAACAGCCGGCGGCTGTGCCCTCGCGCTCCATTTGCTCCCAGCGCAACACCTGCATGGTTTGGCAGAACGGGCACGGCACAAAGAAACGCCGCTGGTCACCACGCAGGAAGGCCTCCTCGGTCTTGCCTCCTACAAAGATCGGGGTGCCGCCCTGACCAATCTTTCGGTCCCAGTAGTAATCAGCACGGTTGCGGCCCAGCTTGATCGGGTCGCCCTCGTCCAGCTTCGGGTAAGCATCGACCTCATCAAAGAGAACCACCTTTCTGCTCTTGCGCCAAAA